TTAAGGGGAACTGGGCGGTAGAGGGAAGTTTGGGCTGATGAGCTGCTCATATACCTTGAACCACTTGACCTGCACGGACTCCGGCCACTCGTTGGAGAACTCGGGGAACGAGGGTAGATGATTGTTGGTGGGGGTGACTACTGCCGGGCTGCTTGCAGGTGATTTCCTAGTGGGGTGGCTTCTTAAGGTAAGGGCATGCTTTTCCTGGGGGGTTAGCCATCTTATCTCTAGCTGGGACATCGTTCCACTTGGTATGCTCCACTTCTTACGGGTGGCTGGCCTCCCTATGCTGCGGAGGTCGGCTAGTATCTCCTCCTTGTGCTCCTCATAACGCTGGTGCTTTTCCATGTTGCTTGTTGCCATGCTTTCCTCCTGTTCTGATACTTGTTTGATACTAAGATTGCCCCTTTTGAGCACTGTTGTCGGCCCCCTGCCGTCCCAGGGGAACTGCTTGACCTCACCGCATAACGAGCAGACGCCTACGTTATGGCTGTTGATTTGCCATATATGTACGTGGGTGACTGGCTCCCCTGGCGGGCTGGGCCTTGGTCTCGCTTGTGTGATGATAAACGGCATGCTGCTCATCATATTTCGCACGAGAATTGCCGGCAATGGAGGCATATCGTTCCGACTCTCACCCAGCGACGCTTGATTCGGACGTAGCAGGCTTTGACGTCCCCCTTTCGGATTCGGGGCTGCCCCTTCCGCTTGCGGGTTTTGACGCCTTTCGGGCAAAAGTAGTGAGGCTGCAGTCTCATTACGGGGCTCCAATGGTGAACCTCTGCTGATAGAGCCACTGACGAAGGCTGAGGGCGGTCTCGATATCGAGTACCCGGTACTTCTTGGACGAGATCCCGCAGCGGGTATCGGTGACGGTGATGACGTCGTAGAGCTCCTGGCCGCAATTAACGGGGATGGTTATTTGACCCCCCTGAGCTCGCAATGACGCTTTTCTCAGGATAGCGTCGGCTCTCTCCTGGGCTCGGGTGCTTGTCTGGAGGTTAGGATCATAGGACTGTTCCAGGTTATCAATACCGAGTTCTAAGTTAGGCCAGTCGAAGGCGTCTTCAACGACTCGGTTATCGCTGGCATCCCTGCCGATGGCACGGGCCCGTGACAGCGTAATGTGTGATGCGTAACTGCCCTGGAGGATAACGTGGTCTGTGCCGTAGGAATAGGAGCTAGCTTCGTCGTCCTGGAGGTCTTTGACATAGGCCTCGTTACCGTCGAAGATGAGGGCGTCGGGGATGAACGAAAGGATGCGTCTCAATGCTGCGTCTCCGCTGGTGCCTGGCTGGATGGTGAAGTCGGGATAAAGGTTATCAACGGCCGAGCTCTTAGGGACTCCCCCAGGGCTGGTAAGATTGATTCCCCACCTGCAGATAATCTCCTGGATGATCTCCCACACCCGTTTATTCGCTGGCCACCTCATTTGAAATCGGGCGGACCACTTATCGGCCAGGCCCTGGCCATCGAGGCAGACCAGGGTGAGGGTTGATGTGTTAGGAGAGGAGGAATACTCCCATGAATCGATCCAGTACCTCCCCACCTCCACCGCTTCGCTTCCTTCAGAAGTCCTATAGCCTAACTTCAGGACCACTTCGCTTCGCTTTGCGGGCGGGGTTGCGTATTGGCCCTTGTGGTTATCAAGTTCCAGGTTCAAGGTTCCAGGTTCAACGTTCAAAGAGAGGATATCCTGGGTGAGATCCAGCGGGGTTCCCGCAGGCCTGGGGGCTCTCCAGACTCCGTCGGGTCGTTCGAGCCACCAATAATCGGATGTCGAGGATGTTCTAAGTCCAAAGTTCGAGGTTATATTCAAGAAGGGCTTTGGCTCGGTGAAGGCCATGGAGCTGAAGGCTGAGCCTCTGACAGAATGACAGATTAACGGCATGGTATAAGCGGTTGTTCCGGAATACTTTTCCACCGCGGTGAGCTGAGTATTCTCGTAATCCTGGGCTGATGCCGGGTTATGACAATCGGGGTACTCATAGGTGATATCCTCGCCTGCAGGTGAAATGATGAACGGTTCTACATCTGAGAAAGTGTAGGTATTGTCGAAGGTCTGCCGATAAAGGCCATAAAGGTTATAGGGGTCTCCTGCTTCCAGGGCGGCGATGACGATATCGACATGATCTGGGGTGAAGGAAGCGCCGATGCCCAGGGTAGTAGAGAAGGGATGATTGACACTGCCCAACCAGGTATGCTCGGTAGTGGACTGGTCTGAGGAATCTAAAACGATGCCGTTCTGCTGTCCTGCCTTCAATGCGAAGCAAACAACGATGTCTCCCGTTGACCACCACGTGGCTGCCATCGATAAAACATTGGTATAGGCTACGAGCTGAGCATTTGACCAATCCTGGCCGTAATTGTGGCTGTAGTACTTCCACAGGACGTTTGCCGTGGTCCTGTAGAAAATATAGACCTTCGCCCCATGGGCGGCGATAGCACACGGGCCCTGGCAATTCGCGGCTAGCTGCGTCCACTGGGAATAGTCAGACTGATCATCGGGGCTGGTGACCTTCTGCCGGTACAGCTTATTGTCGGCAGCCGCCCTGATGCGGTGCATGCTGCCCTGGCCATCGAAGGCGATGCCATGGTGGTTGTCGGCCTCGCTGCCTTCATAGAGTCTTTCCCAGGATAACCTCTTGATGCCCTGCTCGAAGTCGTAGACCTTCGCCTCCACATAGGGAAGGCGGTCAGGCTTCTTCTGAGCTGCCAAGAGGGTTGCTGATAAATCTTTCATTCTATATGTTGTGGGTCAGTTTCCAGGATCATAAAAATTCCGTTCAATATGTAGTGTCACCAAAATATCACCCCGATTAGCCTGGCGATGGCGATCCAGGCAATGACTCCGGAGGCTCTGCCTCCCAGGTAATAGTGATGCTCGTCCTCGATGTGGAAGAAGTAGTCCTCATTCATCGGGTATCGTTCTGACCAGGGGCAGAGGACCTCAAAGAATCCAATGAGAAAAGCATGCCACTCCTCGCTGGTGCTAAATAGCTCTTTCAAGCTAATTCCTGCGAAAAACGTGCGAGAACGGGCTTTTGAGTCTTCTTCCGACATATTGTTCATCTTTAGCCCTTTTCGATGCCGTTTATATCAACGCTCCCAGGGAATCGGGGACTGGCTTGTCGGCTTTCTGGTAATGTCGGGCTAAATGCCTGGCTGCCGAGATGATATCCTCGGGGTCGGCCTGGACTCTCTCCCCGCGGTAACCGCCTCTTGATAGAGCTGCCACCGCTGCCGGCATGCGGTCCCAGTCCACGGTCTTCTCGATATCGATCCTGCCCTTCAGGGCTCTGAAGATAGACTTCTTGTGATGAGGAAGCTTCCAGGTCTCGGGATCCTCCGGGTCTCCGACGATGGCGAAGGCTTCTTTGGGAAGGCCTTCCCTGGTTTTGTCCTTCTCGACTGATTCCTTTACTTTGCTCATTGATTCCTCCTTTTGAGATTGCTTCGCTCTCCTCGCAATGACACGGGCTATTGCTTGTTTGAGTTTATTCATTTTCATTTATGCCAGTTTATGGACTATGAGGTAGTCACCTCTTGATGTCCCTTCTATGTTTTTGGTAGTGCCGCAGTTATGCCAAATCTGGCTTTCTATATACTGTCCTGCTGACAGATACTTAACGGTTAGTGCGTTAGCCATTCCGTTATCTGCGATTGGCAGGGCAAACCGGCCGCTGCCAGCATCGTTTCCATTAACACGAATCCTTGTTATCAAGATGGAATCGGCTGGCATGCCTATAATCGTGTTTGCGGAAATCAATAGATATACACCGCTCACAGTGACCTCAAACCTGTGGTTGGTAAGATTAAAGTTGTTCTGAATGTCGTAGTCTTCGGCGTTATGCTGAACGGTCGTCCAAGTGGCATTGGGTATAGACTGCCCCCTGTTTCTATATCCTTTGGCTGATGATTGCTTTGCCAGGGTGAGAACGCCAGCATCATCAAGCAGAAGTGCCTCGACGCCTTTGACAACACCGTGGATCTTGTCCTCGTCGGCTGTTTTCTCTACCCACAAGTAGGTATCACCGTCGGCGTCCTGGATCTTACTTCCGCCTCCCCCTCCTCCGGAGCTGCCTGCTGGCCACGAAGCCACGATGCAAGCGTCCCGGGGATTTCCCCCAGGGATGGCTACCAGGACGTAGTTACCGATGATCATCGCCTCCGCTGCGATGTTGGTGGCCACGGCGATGTCATCCAGGTAAGTTGTCAGCGAACCGACGAGCTGGACACCCGCCTTGTGGGTGGTGCTGTTCCAGGTCTTCAGGATGCCGAGCTGTAACATAGCTATCAGCCTTCAGCTATCAGCTTTCAGTATAGAACTCCCTGGTGATCACACGGCTTTTGAGGGCTTTGAGCTTCTTCTCGTAGCGCTCGAGCCTCTCTTTGCCCCACTTCAAGAAGTTGATGGTGGCCCACTTACCAGCGATGGTGGCTTTGTCAACGGTATAGACTGATGCCGACGTTGCCAGATGTCCGGTGGCTCCGAGGACGATGATTTCCTCGAGCTGGCTCGGGATAGTCGACGATTCGGCATCGAGGGTATGCTCCTTATACCACTTTACCCGGGCATCGCTGCCGTCGCCTTCGTCGGCTAGCTGGATGGTATCCCGCCAGACTCTGAACTTCTGGTAGTAGCAGGGGTTCTCTCCTATCGGGAACTCAACGGACTCGACCCCGATGAGACCTGACAGGCTGGAGATATCGATGTCTCTTGAGCTCTCGGTGGTAGCGATATCGTCCTGCTGCTGTATAGGCTTTGCTATGGAGAACTCCCTGACGACTCTCTCGATGGCTCCGTCCACCTGGTCGTTGGTCCAACGATAGTTAGCATCATCTTCGTCCTGGAGGTCCTCGCGGACTCTTGCTCTCATTTCTGTTAAGTTCATTTCTTAGTCCTCAGCTTTCAGCTATTGGGATTTTTCTCAGGTGTGTTTTTATTTTCAAAGAAAGAGAAAAAAGAGGGTAAACAGGTGTAAGCTGCCGTTTTTCTCTTTCTTTGCTCCCCCTGTTAGCTGCTCTACCCTCATTTACACAGCGTTGTGAAGATGGTGTGTAAATCCTCATAGAGCTGCCCTTTTGGGAGTTTCTTTCTCTTTTTTTTTGCCTCTATGTTTAGGCGTTCCTGTGCGTTCCTGTACCATAACTATTCTGTCGTAGCTGCCGTGCATGCGTGGTCCTCTGTGGGATGTTCTGTGTCTCACTTTTCACCTCCTTATTCAACGTTCAACGTTCAATGTTCAATGTTCAATGTTCAATGTTAGGGGGAGGGGAGGGTCGATGCTCCCCTCCCTCCAGCGCAGGAGGTTAAGATGTGGCTTGCTGGCCGGTGCGATCCTTCTCGTTCCGGACCAAGAGGACTTCTCTGGCTGGTTCATCAATAACCAGCGTTTCAGTGGTGCAAACGTTGCCGGCTGTATCAACACTGTGTGCACAAACCGGGATACAGAACTAATGGGACGTATCCTCTCCTGAAGCCCGCAGGCCCGCGCCAGCAAATTCATTTAATCCAACACTCCTGTCAGCATGGCCGCTTTCACGGTGGAAAAGAGGGCTAGCGACACATACCACTTCACTCTCGTCCTGGTGGCGTCCTTGGTCTCCAGAGAGCCAAGCCGTTCCACCTGGAGCATTTCGGGACTGGAAAGGCCACACACGCCGCCCTCGCCCATCTGGAAGGCGAAGATAGCGGAGCAAACTCCGCTGGAAGTACCGACGGTGTAGTTATCCTTCACCCAGTCATTGACGGCGATGGGGATGCCGTTGTAGAGCTGGACCTGCTCCATGAACATCCCCGGTCGGGTTTCCAGGACGGCTCCTGAGGCTCTGATAAGGGCCTGGATCTTCCTGCGGCTCCTCTTGCTCATCAAGAGCATGTCTGGCTTACCGCCTCTTACCAGGTCGATGAGCTTGTCCAGGTTGGCGAGGGTCAGGGTAGCACCGTTAGCTCCCGTTCCCTGCCAGTGACCGTACTTACAGGTCCAGGTCACCTGGTCATCAACGACGGTGGCTCCCTCCTGAGTAGGCCAGGTAGGCTCGGTAGTGCCATGAGTCTTTTTATCGCCGGCTGCCGCCGTGCACTCATACCGGAAGCCGTTCTCGAGGCCTTCGGTGGGGACCACGATATCGCCCAACGCCATCTCGGTGTCGGCTGTCCAGGCTGTGTCCGAAAGCAGGACATACAATCCTGAGGGTTGTTCACTGGCACCCGTCCCGTTCAGGAAGGCATTCTCGAACTCGTGCTGTATCGCCTTAGCCTTCTGCTCGATGACGGCTGTCTCAAGGTCCTGGACATTACTCCTGGTTGACTTGAGGAAGTTATCGACATCGGCGTCTCCGCCAAGAATCTGGAGGGTAGCGGTCACCTGCTCGAACTCTGGTTCGGACTGAGTCCAGGTTCCCGATACAGGCGCATACCACCCGACTCCGGGCAGCGTCTTCTCCCTGTTGTACTTCAGACTGGTACCGACAATCTGAATGAAGGGCAGCTCCTGTAAGATAGGGCTGTCCTTGATAATGGTCTCTATGATGCCCTGCAGCAGGACATCGGTAGACAGTTTACTTGCTTCTGCTAAGCTTATGCTCATAGTTTATTCCTCCTTGTTCTACGTTCTACGTTCTAGGTTCAACGTTCAACCTTTTTGTTGAATTCCAGCGGCGATCTTGTCCCTGGAGGACATTCCCTCGAGGGAGATGGCTCCTCTGGTTGGAGCTCCCGCGGGGACTTTGGCTTTTGAGGCTTCGGACTCCAGGGACTGCTTAACCGAAGATACCAGGCCTTTAGCCTTCTCGACTGAAGCGTCGATCCCCTCGATGGTCTCGCCACTGATCATGTCCTCGGGGATAGTGGGATTGAGGGCTTTGGCCATTGTGGCATACTTGGCGACTGCCTGGTCTCTGGCTTCCTTCAAGGAAGTGGTCAACGCTTCGCTTTGAGACTTCGCTTCGCTTAAGGACGATTCGAGCTCGCCACGCTTGGTCTCCAGGTCGGCGATGGTAACGTCCTTCTTGTCGGACGCTTCCTTCAAGGTTGCGTTGGCTGTCTTTTCTTCCTCAAGCTGAGCTTTGATAGCAGCAAGAGCCTCGTTTGTTGAAGCCTCATCCTGGGGCTCCTGGGTTTCCTGATTTCCATCCTTCGGATTCTTATCCATAAAGTTCCTCCTTCTTACTCTCCCCCTGAGATTGCTTCGTCGCTTCGCTCCTCGCAATGACATAGGGGTTGACTTTATTATTCAGGCACTTCCATCTCAGCGGCAACCGCTCTCTCTCTCGCTCCGCCACGAGTTGACTTTGCCCTAAAGTCCTCATTCATCTGCAGGATCCTCCCCCTCTCGTCAAGCCACCTGGTGAACTCCTCGTCGGGGTCCATGATTCCCATTTCGTCCATAGCCGTTCTCCTGGAATGGACTCCTGCCTGGACAAGGAGCTGCTCGTTCTGAGCCTGACGCTGAGTATCCTGGGGAAGTACCGGACCCCACACTACACGGTGGGTGATGCCTTCCGGATTCTCATTCATATATTTCTGGGCAAGCTTCAGCATCATCTCGGCTCTAAGGTGATAAGCGTTTGTCCTGATGGTCCTTTTCCTGGTGACCTTCTGAATTAAACTCCCGAGCTCAATCTGCATGGCTGCACCCGACAGCTCCTTCTCCACGCCGCCATAGGCTGCCCTGGGCGTTTCGGAGATATCGTGAAGGCAGCGGTAGATCATGTCGATGTAGTCGATGTGCAGCCTGATGCCTCCCCCCTGGAGCAGGTCTAGCAGGTAGGCCTTGGCATCCTCGGGTATGGTCCATACCGCTCCCGGCTGGACCTGGATATCCTCTGCTTCTCCGATGTTCTCGAGCACAGCGATGGGGTTGCCTGACAGCTCGAGGATTCTAGACAACTGGCTGACCGCCCGGTTCAGCTCCCGCTGCGGCTGTTTGATTGAGGGGATATCGGAAGTCCCCCAGAACTGTTTTGGCTCTCTCAGGTTGGGGAAGATGATGAACGGGATGAAGCCGTAGGGGTTTGGCTTTGACTGTATGCGGTCGTTATCCAGGAAGAGCTCGAAGTCCTTAGCTGTCCACAGCTCTGTCATGGTGGCTGCCTTCTTGGTGATGGCTACTCCATAGAGCATATTTACTTCGTCCTGGGTCAAGGTATATCTCGAGGCCACTCTCCACACTCTGGACATATCATCACCGAGCCACCAGGCGTAAATGCCGGCGATATCTGGAGCGGTGACTTTGATACGCTTCTCATCCGGGTCCCAGATGACCTTATAGCATCCGTCGCCCAGGATAGCGGCGTCAATCTCAGTCTCCCAATCGAGCTGCTGGAGGTTGTTGTTTTGATAGACGTCCCTGATTAGCTGCTCTGCATGGACAACCTTCTCCTTGAGCTCGTCGGTGTTCTCGGTGGGATAGCAGGCGAAGGTCAATCCCTGCATTAGATAACTGGTGACCTTATCGATGGCCACTTTGGCATAATTAAATACGAGCTGACGGTTTCTGCTTGTCTTCTCCCACTGGCTGCCGTTGTAGAAATTGAGGTTACTGGTATAGGCTGCCAGCCTGGCGGTATCGATGCGGGCTAGCTGTGAAGGATTGAATTCATTCATCTCGTTGGCCTCCCTTGGCTATTCTCGGAATAAAGTCTTTTGCCCCTTCGACTAGCAGGGCAAGGCTCATTAAAAAGTCGTCGTGCCCCTCTGACGGGTCGACGTAGAAATTCATCGTCTGGTTAGGACGGAATTGCTGCCGTGCTTTCTCCAGCTGAAACATCATCTCCTTATACTCGGGGCTGCCGTCCTGCTTGTAGAGCTTCAATCTGGAACTGTTGACGAACGCCAACACTTCGAACGCCATGTCTGACTTGCTTTTCTGTGTGAATATAAATGGTTGGATTCGGCTGCCGAGCTCCTTTCTCAAGAAGCTGGCCACGGGCTGTCCGATACCGGTAGCGTCAACGGTGACTCTGCGGCAGTTCCACTTGTTGAGGATATCCACCGTCTGGCTGTAGACCTGGCTGTGTGGCATTCCTGTCCACTGGTAGTGCTCGACCACTCTAGCGGTGGGCTCGGTCTTGGTGATGTCTATCTCTCCGATAGTGATCACCGTTGAATCAAGCTTCTGCTTTACTGCTGCCAGGGCTGCCTCTTTGGTCTGCTCCCTCTCTCCTGCCAGGTCTATGCCGGCGGTGTAGACTTTGCCTGGCTCTGGCTCCTTCAAGCGGGGGTGCGAACTCATCATCGTCACGATCTGCTGGCGGCTCAGGAATCCTCCCCCTCCACTGATAGGTAACAGCATATATTGGGTTCTGAATAAAGGATGGTCCTCACCTAGCCTGGCTCTCTCGCTCTGGACGAATCTCTTGTAATCTGGATTCTGCCTTGCTACTTCCTGCCAATCATATCGGAAGTGACGCTTGATACCGTCCTTCCGCTCGAGCTCCATGTTGATCTGCTTTATCTCCTCTAGCAGGGTGGCGTCGTCCCAGGTTGTGCCGTAGTGAATCGTGGTGGCGTTGGTGGATGATCCCATCGGTCGAAACTCTTTGGTGTATTTCTCCTTGGCCACGTCCTGCGACTCGTCCACTTCCAGGAGGATATCGGCGGTATGACCTACGACGGAAGACGACTCTTCCGCTGACAGGAATATCTGCTTGGCTGCTCCCAGGGTGATGATGTAGCCCATCTCGGTGTGATAGATGCCGCCGAAGCCGAACTGGTCGAGGCGTTCCTTTAGCCGCTGCATGGAGATGATCGTCTGCGGCTTGAAGGTTGGTGAACATTTGACCAGGTTACCGCCGCTGGCCATGTAAAGGGTTAGCAGCAGGACTTCAAGGTGAGCTGACAGCTCGTTTTTGCCACCCTGGCGGGCGATCTCCACTGATAGCGTCAAGCCTTTGCGGTTCTGGACGCTGTCGATCACCGCCTTTGCTACTTCCTGTTGATACGGTCTTAGCTTCATTTTGTTAATACTTTCGTTGCTACAGTAATCCCCAGGGGAACGGCCACCTCCGTTAGAACCTTAGCGATGGCATCCTTCAAGGACCGCTTTTGCTCGCTTGTGATCTGATATCTGGTCCGTACCAGGCGGGCTATGGTATTGGCTGCCTCTAGGTGCAGGTCGATACGTTCTGGCTCATTCTCGGCGAGCTCCCTGAGCTTTACTCTGAGCAAAGCGATCTCCTGGTCAAGCCCTTCGACGCAAGACGCCTCGTCGAGCTCAACCTGCTCCGCCTCGGTTAGTGCGCGGCTATAAAAGCCGTGCTTCCTAGCGTTTTGGTTGTTCTTTTGTCCGCCTCTTTTTGTCATTCTGTTCTGCTTTCACCTTGACCATGCCGTAGACCAGGGCATGAGCGGCAAGGTCATAGTTTTGATTTGATAGGGCTACCTTCAGCAAATTTAACTTAACCGCCATGATATCAATCCCCCGTTCTGTTATTCGTTACGTCGCGGGCAAACTTCTCTTTTACGGCCTGGGCTATCCATGTGCCGATGTTGACGTCGGCCAGTGATGCTCCTGCGTTGGCCATGCGCCTGGCTTCGGGATCAAATTCTCTGATGTGGTAGTCGCCGTCCTGGTATCTACGTTTTTTAGTGTTTAACAAGGTGACCAT